GACAAGGGTTTCCCCTGTGATGAGCATGTGCTCACCATCCTCAACTTTGTCGCCAATCAATTCGTCCTCTGTCAAGACAAAGGGTTGCTGGGTTTCATCGACGACAATGATATTGGTGCCGTCTTCCAATTGATGGGTGGCAAGTGATTCATTGCCTTCCTCTGCTTGCTCAAGCCGCCCAAAAGCAGCCCTAAGCGCGGCGAAGATACCCACCTTGGCTTTTGGTTTCTGTTTCATATTCAACAATTGATTTTTACTCTTTTGTGCAGGGGTTTGCGCTGCGGCCTCAACCTTGTCAGTGATCGGCCCCTCATATTCAAACCATCCCTCGATTGAGAAACCCCTACGATTGCCCGAAAGAATCTCCCTTTGGAAGTATTCATGGTCTTCGACCTTCATGGTAGCCATGAGCGTTCCCTTTGGCACGGTCAAGCCAAGGGCCGTAGCCTTGTCGCGTTCAGGATCTTCGACAATCCACAATTCCACGATGGTATTGCCGCCCAATGGAGTGGCATGTTCATCGTTGGTCGCCCTGTGCCAGCCTGACTTGCTGAATTTGTCCCTGATTTGCTCGATGGTTTCTGCATCGAACTCGATGAAGTAGGGCTTGTTGTCTTGATCCAACCTGAAAATCTGAAAATCTGGAATGAGCAATGGCCCTGTGAGCAAACCTTTCATCGGTGCCGCTTCGCCCAATGCCTGTTTGCTGAACCTGATTCGGTTCACTTCCAAGATGTCATCGGAATCCAAGCCTACCAAGGATTGATCGCTCAGCGCGACGAAGTTTGATTGGATCGCAGGGTAACGGACGTTGGCAACGCAGTTCACCCCCGTAGCACTAAGGTCGCTCGGATCGATTCGGATTTTGTAGATTGGAATCTGTGGCTCCATATTGCCAACACAAGCGAAACCGACACCCGTTTTTTGCCGACCGTTCAATTTGCTTTTTGTTCTTGCAAGTAGGAATGTTGTGGAAAGTTAGAATTATGAGTGAAGATGAATTGATTGCGAAGGCAAGGTTTGCCATGGAGTTGAGAGGGTTCAGCGAATTATCCAGCCATCCAGAGGTTTGGAAATTTGTGGCAGAGTTTGCCAAGGACTACGCAGCAAAATGGATTTGGGTCGCTGAGAAATTGCCAGAAAGAGGGCTTGCCGTGCTTGTTCATACAAAATCGGGGGTCACGACCGTAGCATACCTTTGTGTAGGGAAACCCGCTTGGCAGGTTTTCGGGGAATCTGGAAACGCATTCGATGCAGATGATGAAATCCATTATTGGATGCCACTGCCATTGCATCCACAAGGGAAGGGGGTGGATGGAAATGTTTAAGCGACTTGCAATCTTCTTTTGGCGGCTATCGGCAAAGTCAAATGATGGAAAATACAAGATGGGTTTACCCCATGTTCGCGACATTGACAATCCTTGCGAATACTTTGAGCCTCGAAAGCCCAAGTTGGGCGACTTCGCCGACTGCCAAGGCGATGGTCACTATCTCTGCAAAACGTGTTGCCACTTTAAACCAGAATCCAATGACTAGCGACACCTTTCGCACACAGTTCGTCAACATCAAACAAGGCTCCGAAACTGAGTTGAAGCAACTCATTGCCTTGCGCGATGAAGTGTTTGAAGCGATGAAGGTAGAGGCGATGTTGCGCGATGAGGCACATGCCGACTTCGATGCACTGCCTACGGGTGACGTGAATTCAATGATTGCCAAGTCAGTAAAGAAGGAACTGAACCAAAAACACGCCATGAACTATACCTACTATTGGCGCGTTTGGATGGACGTAAAGAGCGCGATTGAAACGCTTGAGCCTACCAATACGGTTGGTGAGGGGCAAATGTCGTTTGGGTTTTAGATTGGCTTTACGCCCCTTTAGCAAGGGCTTTGAATATTTAGAGACGCCATGGATGCACTCGCATTGATCGCCAAAGAGCGAAAGGAACAAATTGAAAAGCATGGTCACACGATTGAAAAGGATCGTGACTACCCACGTGGTACGCTGGAACAAGCCGCAAAAGCGATTCTTAGTGAGGATGAAAACGAGTGGCCCGAAGATTGGGGCATTGAGGTCTTTGACCACATTTTGGATAAACCACATCACCTAAAGCTTGCAATCGCTGCCGCCATGCTTGCCGCCGAAATAGATTGCATCCTTGCGGAAATCTAGTATTTGCATTGTGCTACCAAAAACGTCAAAGCCCAACTAGAAAGGTTGGGCTTTGTGTTTGGAACAATCGCTAAAATTTGTCCTTGGCAAAATCAGAAACTAGACCTCACCTCGGCTGCATTCTTTCTGTCAATGGCACTCACAACATCGCGTACGTCCGTAATGATCGGCCTTTTGACCTGTTGCCCCAATATGGAAAGTATCTGATCAAACCTGTCATTCACAATCGATCCCCCTTGATTCGATACCGCCGCACTGATTGCCTGAAAGTTTGGCGATGCTCCAATGGTGCCACCCGTTGCAAATTGGCGTGGAGCGATTGCAAAGTTGGTTGCGTGGCCTTCACGGTTGATGCGCTCCAATACATCATGGTTGCGAGTGGCCGCCGACTTGCGCACAACGAACTCATTGCCCTCCAATTCCACAAACCTACCTTGTGAAGGCACTGCCATCGTGACACCGCCTTGGTCGTGGCTAGGCCCATCTACGCGACCACCCTTGGCAAACTTTTGATTCGCAATCAATGCGACCTGTGCGGCTCCCAATGCGCCATACAAGGCAATGAGGATTGCGGTCGATACGCCAAAGTCCACTTTTGGAACCTCCGCAATGGTTCGTGTGATACCGACCGCCGTATTGGCGATTGCTTGCGCGATTGCCTGAGCCTTGCGAATACCCGCCTGTTTCTTTTCAAGTTCGATCTTTTGAGCCTCGATTGCGGCCTTCGCCTTTTCTTGCCTTACCTTTTCGGCAAACAAGACCTTTTCACGCTCACGCTCCCTTTCGATCAATGCAATCAATCGTTCACGCCTTGCGCCCGTAGCCGTTGCCAAACGATCTTCCAACGCTGCAACGCGCTCCACTTGTGCCTGTGCGGCCTCGCTTGCCCTATCGATTCGGTCTTGTTGCGCTGCAATCAAAACATCCAATGCAGCGAGTCGCGTTGCAAAGAATTGGTCAATGGCTTGGTTTAAGACCGAACCAAATTCCTTGAATACCTCACCAAATTTTTGCAACTCCTCTTCATCGATACCCAATATTCGCGACAACAACGGCCCCTGCTTTTGGCGTTCCTCTTCGATTGCCGCGCCTTGGTCTTTCAGGATGCGTAGTCGCTCGGATGCTTGCTCTTCCATTATCGCCGTGCGCTCCTCATCGGTCTTGGCCTCACGTAGCGCTGCCATGGCTTCCATTTCACTTGCCCTTATCCGTAGCTCGGTTTGAAGTTGAATCAGTTCTTTGCGGCGTTTAAAGTTCTTTTCCTCAACTTCCAATTCGTTGTCGATGGTGGACAACTTCAAATCAAGCAAACGCCTGGATTGCGCGACTTGCTCTGCGTTGGCTTCGCGCTGTTGCTCAAGTTCCTTTTTGAGTGCGTCCCCTGCGATGTCATTCAATCGTTGGTAATGCTCCAAATCCAATTGCTCAAGGATCTGGTTTTGCAATGCCGTTGCCGTCTTGATTTCATCGGCTGTTGCGCCTTTGTCCAACACGATCTTTGCAGCGTTGTCTAGTGCCAACTGTTGCTGTTTGGCATAACGATCGGTCTCAGCTTTCAGTAGCTTGGTGGTCTCATCATCTTCCACGGCCAGCACTGCGTCACTCAGTTGGCGCCTCAATTCAAGCAACGACATTGCCCTTTTCTCAGATGCCTCTTTTTCTGCATCGGCCTCTTTCTTCGCATTCCCTGCGTTGTTGGCGTTCAGGGCTTTCTTTTTGGCGTTTATCTCTCGGTCTATTTTCTCAAGGAGTATCAACTGTTGCCCCTTGGATAGCTTGAAAAATCCTTCTTGTGATTGTAGTTCTGCCTTTTGCCTTTTCCTGAGTATTTCCAAGCCCTTGAGCGAACTTTCCAGCCTACGATTCTCCTCCTCTGCCAATTGTCCAGTCAGTGCCGTGAGCGATTCACTTGCGGCCTTGTCTTGAGCTCCTCGTTTGTTCTTTAGAAAGTTGTTGAACTCCTGCTCCACGATCTGCCTTGCCTCTGCAATGCCCTTGCCAGTGACCAATGATTTGTCAAAGGATTTTACGAACTCCTCATACTCCGCCTTGGTCGCTCCCAACTCCATTCTCAAGGCTTCGCCCGCTGCGCGAATTGAGCCAAAGGCATTGATCAATATTTTCACATTCGATTGCAGGGCGGGGCCGTCGAATAAGTCTCCTATCGCCCCTGATACTAGGCTTATTGCATCGCCCAACGCCCTGAATGGGGCAATCAGTTTGTCCAGTACGGCGGTCAGTAGCGGTGATTCATCGATGAACCCCTTGATTGCCTTGACTGCAAGTATGAAATTGTCATACAAGCCTTGGACAATGAATATCACGGCCCTCAATGGCAATGAGGCTGCGTAGGCAATGCCCCCCACCACCTTCAATGCAGTCCCAAAAGCGTTGCCCTCCTTGCCAGCACTGCCAAAGATGCTGAACAGCGAACCTATGGATTTTATCAGTGTGCCTATCGATGAAAATATGGACTTGATGGGCGATAGCAGGTCATCTAACCCATCCGACACGCCCACCGATATGAAGTTCACAACCTCTGTGAGGGCTTGAGTGATGCCCCTCGTCTCTCCTTTGATCTGATCGAACACACCAAGTTGAATATCCTCCAAAGCTGCATTGAGCTTCTTGGTATCCCCCGCTAGGTTGTCCATGTTGATCCTAGCTTGCTCAGTAGCCACACCCGACTTGGATACCGCCTCGGTGTACTGCAAGACCTTTTCCCTATTCTGGATCAAGGTTTGGGCCACAACTAGATTCTCGGTGCCATACAGCTTTGCCAGTGCCGTGACATCATTCTGGATTGGCTCCAATTGAGTCAATGCCGCATTGAGATCAAGAATGCCATCCTTCATGCCGATGCCATTCTTAGCAGAAAGGACTAAGAAATTCTTGAATCCGTTACCAGCTATCTCTGCCTTGATCGTTTTGTCGGCCAATGTCTCGATTGCGGCAACCGTTGTCTCAAGGCTCAAACCAAGTGCGTTAGCAGGGATGCCAGCCTTTTTCATCGACTCGGCCAAATCGCCTACCTCGGCTGCTCCAACCTGTGAACCAGCCGCCAATACGTCTATCGTCTTGACTGATCGCAGGATTGTTTCCTCTGCCGTTTCCCCCGATACTGCAAATTGATTCATGACCGTAGTCAGGGATGTAGCCGCCTCGGACAATTCCCCACCTGCTGCCTGATTTAGAATAATCGCGCTCTCAGTCACGCCTACCAACGCCTCCTTAGACTTCAGCAATTCAGGCTCAGCACTACCTATGATCTTGAAAGCCTCGGCGGTCTGGCTTGCGCCCAATGCCGAACTCTTGCCCAACTCCCTTGCCTTGTCGGAAAGGAATTCTAGGCTGGTTCCCGTGAGTCCCGTGATGGCGCTCAGGTTGGAGACGGAAACCTCGAACTTCTTGCCAACCTCTATCGCAGACTTCAACCCATCAATGGCCAATTCAACCACGTTGCCGATTGCAAACGCGCCTATAAGGCTTGGGCCTATGTTGTCGAATGTTTCCTTGATCGAAGCCCCGATGTCGGGGTAATTGCCCACGTTGCGCTGAAACCTGCCAGAGGCTTGCTCGGCTCTGGATAGTTGGGCGGTCAATTCGCGGCTTTGCCTAGTCAGCTCAACGAATTCAGGATTCACCCTACCGTCAAGTTCATGGGCGGTATTGTCGAGAATCTTGTTGAGGGCTATCAGTTCCCTCCTTAGTGCGTTCGTGCTGCCAGCCACCAACTTTGAATCCTGAAATGCAGCATTGACCGCCTTTTGCTTATCCCTGAGTGAACCCAATTCGGAGGTAGTCGCCGCAATTTGTTGCGACAGTTCTTCAAACTGCTTGCTCGTCGGATCGGCCTTGGCTTGCTCTGCCTTGAGCTTGGCCAATTCCTTTTGCAACGCCGCCATTGAGTTGGTCGCCTCGTTGATTCCGTTGAATTGTACCGTGACCGCTACTGTCCTGTTTGCCATTACGCTTTGATTTTGAAGGTTTCAATAAGGTGGTGGACTGCAATGGTGCCTATTGCCTTTTGATGCTCCGCAACCCTTGCCATTACCGATGCGCCGACATGCAAGGACAACCCACCCCAATAGCGTGGCCGCTTGCGCTTGCCATCGCAGACCATGAGACGCGAAAGGCTGTTTTGCAAGTCCGTGTCCTTTGGAATTGAAGTCAAGGTATCCAATGAAAAATCTACTTGCCACACCTTCCCACCGTATGAGAATGCAACCATGTTGGGTTCAGGTTTCCAAGCCGACCAACTTTGAATCAGCATGTCGTGGATTGCCTTTACATCCGTGTATTCCATCGCCAACACCAAATCAGCAGGCAGTTTGAGCCAATGTTGCACAAACGCCGTCTCGTATTCCATTTGCTTGAGCCAATCGAAATTCAGATCGTCTTCGCTTTGCCGCAATTCCTGGGCCTTGCGGTTCAAACGCGCTGCGAGCTTTGCCATTAAGCCCGTGCCATTCTGTTTGACCACAACCTTTGCAGGCTTGATCGGTGCCACAGTGGCCCAATAGGCTGCGAATTCCGCTACCGTGATTTCGCCGTAGCCTTGTGGGGCCGTGTAATTCTTTCCGTCAATTGTCCAACTAAACATGTCCTTGTTTCCTTTCTGCCTTGCGATGGAGCCGCTCGGACAGCCGCCATGCAGGGTATTTGAGTAAGTAAAAATCGAAGATATTGGAGGTTTCCCGGAGGTCTACAAGCTTGGTAAGGCGTTCGTGTCGCGCCAACAGTATTGCAGATTTTCGGGCCTCGATGGCTTGGTCTGCCATCATTTCGTAGATGGTCGTGGCGTGTTCACAAAACAGCGGTATGCAGCTTTGTTGAGCGTTTTCCAAGACTTGCGGCACGAATTGCGATAGTTCGTCCCAGTCCTCAAATGTCGCTTGGTCAAAGCCTATCGGCCTTTTGTCATGCTGCCAGTCAAACGTATTCTTAGCCATGACCTAACCAAGCCGTTTCCCGACCGTTCAATTTTGCTGTGATGGTTTTGTGCTTTAGGTTTGGGGAAACTTAGAATGAGTATGAAAGAGTGGGAAAATGCAAAGACGCTCGTGATGGGCTACGAAGTAATGGGCGAATACTCCAATTTCGGAGGCTTCAACCGCCTGTGCTTGGCGATCTTGATGTAAACGATGAACGCGGTGCTTATCAATCATTTAGGCTTGCTTGCGAACTTATTGCGGCTGGAAGGATTTACTACACCCATCGATTTCCATGCCCCAAATGCGGTAAACCACGATTCTCTTATGGTGGTGGATGGGCTTGCCATAGTTGCCAAAACTGTATCAACACCCCCGATTGGTGGATTATCAAAGTCAGGATGGACGGCGACCAATGGCATTGTGTCGGTAAGGATTTTGAGGATTTGATGGCTAGTTCAAACTATGCCTTTGGAGAAACTCGCGAAAAGGCTATTGAAAACTATTCAAAATTGTACCAATGAGTGAACTAGAAAGAGTTGCGCGACTTTTGGAATCTGAGGTCAACAGGCTTCGCGAAGAACTCAAAGGCAAGGATGAGGTAATTGAACGCGCCAAGGATGCACTTGCTCTCCAATTGACCAACTTCACAGCTAAGTATGCTGAATTGAATGAAGAGATTGCCGCCCTCAAAGCAACCCTACAGCTTTGGAAAGAGGGTGGTGAGGAAACGTATGATTTTGGTACATTCCCAAAGTTTGTCCCATTTGACGATTACAAAGAGGGGTTGTTTCTCAAAGAGGCTCAAAACGTGCTGCTTCAAGCCGCCAATGCGCGGCTGAGGGAGGGCATACAGGCAATATCTTCATGGACTGCGTTATCGGCTGATTGGAATGATGGCAAGGCATCGGCAATGAGGTTACAAGAACATTTGCAGAAACTCCTTTCCCCCGCCGATGGGGACGGGAAGGGGGAAACAAAACCATTTGAGCCTTACGCAACCATCGAAATAGGCGGCATTGTCAACGTCTACGCCACAAAGGAAATTTGTGAGCAAGCAGGATCACCGTGGCCTGAGCAACCCGCGAGCGAGCCTGACGAAGATGACGAAACCGAAGAGGAGCGCGAATGGATTGCCTCATACAATCAACATGCAGCGTGGAAATATGAGAATTACAACCCCGAAACAACCGAATATAGAAAGCGGGTAAAGAGCAATGAACCCGCCAATTGTTGGCACTGCAACACTGCGCTTGAGGGATCGTTTGGAATTTGCTGTAAGCATGGCGATGGTACTACGTGCGGTTGCTATGGGATGCCAACAGAGCCGCCATTTTGTAGCAAAGAGTGTCATGTTGATTTCATTACCAAATGGAGGGGCGATAATGGTTCGGGGGCTTTGTCCCAAGGGAGGGGGGTGGGAGAATGAGTGAAGAACAAATGAGGATCGCACGCGCATTCCTTCAATCAATGCGCGAGCAATCGGCAAACAGGGACTTGGTTATCGTTGTGCTACTGCTTGCAATCTTTTTCATGCTTGCCTTTGGAATTATAGGTAGGCCAATTTGGGCAAAGAATATCAGGTATGTTGTTGACACTATTCGTGACAAGCTAAACAAGAAATGAGCAAGCCCAAAGCAATTCATTACAGAAATTTTAGATGCGCCTCATTGAGGGCATTGGAGAAACGATGGTCTTCATTTGATCATTCGTCTACGTCCAACAAAATGGCAGTCACTTGCAAGGCGTGTTTGAAACAACAGTATGCGACATGAGAAAGGCAGAAACAACCAAGGGCGTTCCAATACTCACCTTCACCCATCAATGGTTCGTTACACTCAAGGTGTTCACAACAGCCATAACCGACAGGCTTCATACGGCTGATAGGCTGGAAACTGTTGACCTATCAAAGACAAAAGCCACTATCATACTGAAATATCAACTAATGCAATATGGTATGCAGGGGCAATACCCCGATGGCTTCTTTGAATCTTCATGGGAGGGCGAGGTTTATGAACACAACTATCAGTTGGTAAAGGCTTGGGTATCCAAGAACTATCCACACCTAATCGAACAATCAAAATGAATGATCCACGCCCATTCCAACACCCCCAACTAAAACGGCAACGCGCACCAAGGAAACCAAAGCCAACTATCAGTTGGTCAAGTTTGATGACGGTGAACGAATTTGACTTGGTATGAAGTACCTGCACAGGATACCGCTTGCAATGTCTGCCATCATCTTTGGGTGGTCGGTTTGGTATTGGTGCAGCAGCGAATCAGTGGCGGTCGTGACTTTGCCGATTGCTCAATGCTACATTGAATCCGCCTACCAAGTGTCGGGGATGAACGCAGACCATTCCAATCTCGATTCCCTTTATCACACGCTCCCACAACGCCGCATTCAGTCTCGCAAGGAAATGGATAGGCGCAAGGTGGATAATGCTCAGAGGGTTCGCATTCTTTCGATTCTTGACATTCTCATGCAGTGGCCGTAGCCAACGACCTATCCAGCTCCGCCGCCAAAGCATCGACTATAAAAATCTCTGCCAGCGCCATGAAGTCATCGTCAACGGCGGGTGTAATGAAGTCTCTGCCAGCTATGCCATTCTTGTAGATCGCGTTTTGAATTGCAAATGCCAGGCTGTTGACCGAAATCTTTGGGTTGTCTGACTTGATGCCTTTCCTTGCAATCCAATCAATGAGCGCGGCAACAGGAACCTTTCTCGCAAACTTGCGCCTACCACTGATTACGTATCGCCCATACTCGATCATGTAGGCAGTCACGGTATCACCATTGCTTACCTCGGATTCGATGGACTTTTCCAATGCGGTGTCGCCCAACTTGAGTTCCACCAACGCCGCCTGAATCGAGGCGGTCAATGCCGTGGCGATTTGCTTGAGGGCCGCATCTATTTCGTTGCGGTCTGCCATTACACGAACTGATTCACGTCACAGGCTCCGATTGGAAGGGGGGTGGTCAACTCAAACTCAACCCGAACGCCTGCCCATTTGTCGCCATGGTAGGTAGCCAATGACAGCACTGAAACATTCTCAGAAACCCAAACATCCTCAGTTGCATTCAAAAGCAGTATCAACCAATCGGCAATCAGGTCACAGCGCGAAATACAATCTAATTCATCGGAGCGGTCATCCTTTGGAATGTCAAGCACAAGGAATTGTATGCGATACCTGCGCGTTGGGCTACCGCCTTGCGGTATGATCAGCGACCTAAAAAATGGTTGCTCAAGCCAAACAAGAATCGATTCTGTTGCACCATCGGGCGAAATGAGTTCCCTTTCCCCTGAGCCGAATGACTTTACAGATGGGTGGGTAAGTGCAGCATCGCGTATGATGTCGTGCAGGTTTCTGATCGATGGGCCGCTACTCATTCTCTTTCTTCGTTACCTGACCTTGGAATAGTGATGTTGTGGAACCATGTTCCAAAGCTGTTGATGGGCTTGATGCGGCCCATCAGTGAGATCCAAAAGCAGACCTCCAATACTGGATGGGCTACCATGTTGTGAATGAACAATCTCAGGTGATTCATTTTGATTTCTGCCTTTCAATCTCAGCATCGGCAATCTGTGCCTCGTTTCTCTCAATAAGCAGACAAAGGAACTTCAACACATCCCCGCATCGCCTAGTCGTGACCTGATCGACATCAAGAACTTTGTCCTGAGCCAATTGCGCAACGGTCGCCATCCACCCGTACGATTCTGCGAACTGACGAGCGTTCGCACCCTCAAGGTGAGCGAAATTCGACTTTGTCCATATAGGAGCGTAATGGGTTGCCGTTGCTGAATGCAGGTCAAAAAAAAAGCGGACAACCCCTCTGCCAGCTCGATTGGCATTTGGCCCATCAGCTTTATTCGTGCCGCGGTTCGTTCCTTCAAATCGGGCGCGTTGTAGACTTCGCCCTGTGGCCTGCAATAGATTGCAAGGATGGGAGCCAATGCCTTGCGCAGATCCTCTTTGTTGTGGGTGATTGTTGAATCCAGGTCGATGAACTCTCCAAAGGTTTCGCCCTCGATCTCGGTTGGGACATGGAAGATGGTGCCGCCCAACTCAAATTCCATCAGTAGGCGTGGCTCTGGCTGGGTATCAAAAAAGAATGCCAGCGATTCACGCAACTGCATCACGTGCGCCCTTGTCATGCCGATCAAGATGTTTTCCTTGATGTCGCACAGCTTGCAGATTGCCATGGCCACTGCCTTGCGTGGAACGGCTTGATGCTCGGTCAATGCCGCCAATGCTGCATTGTAGTGCTCCAATGTCACGTCTGCCCATGACTCTGGAATCTTCAATTTCAGTCCTGAATAGTCTACAAGTCTCATACCTGAATCAAGCCTTGAAAATATTTCTTACTTTGTTCTTGCTTTTTAGAATTACTTGCGTAGCTTTGTCACGGTTACTTTATCACACACCGAAAGAATATGAACGCAGCACAAAAATTGACAGCAGGAATTATCACAGCACGTCCTTGCGGCATGTGGGGCGCTAAGGTTGAGATTGTTTTACCTTACTTTACAGCCGATGGTAAGGAAATGCACAGCAAGACACTACTTACGTTTGAAAAGAATTTCGGATACAAAGAGGACTCTGAGGCTTTTATCAAGAGCAAGGCTTGCCAAACGATCTTGAGGGCAATGGTTAAGTGCCAACCAATCTACGAGGACTGAGCCATGAACCCAGGAACATACATCTACGCAAAGCACAATGGCATGAGCCATTATCCCGCCAAGGTTTGCAAGTCATCCCCAAAATTTGTTTGGTTTTGGGACGACGATGGCAAATTTGTGAAGCTGGCAAAAACCAACTGCATGACTCAAGAGGCTTGGGCAAAGGAAAACATTCATTGATTATGGCACAACTAGACTTGTTTGCAGATCCATTCGGAATCCACTCATACGACAAAATCCTAGTCGCCTTTTCGGGTGGAAAGGATTCACAGGCTTGCGTATTGCACATGTTGGAATTGGGCATACCAAAGGACAAAATAGAACTGCATCACCACCTAGTTGATGGTCGTGGTTCTTGGATTGATTCAAGGGGTGAGTTGCACGAACACCGCTACTTGATGGATTGGCCCATCACTGAAAGCTACTGCCAAGCCTTTGCCGATGCGCTGGGAATCAATATTTATTTCAGTTGGAAGCAAGGTGGGTTTGAGGGTGAGATGTTGCGTGAGGACTCGTTTACCCAACCGATTTGTTGGGAGAATCCCGATGGTTCAGTTTCAAGTGTTGGTGGCACACGTGGCACCAAATCAACACGATTGAAGTTCCCGCAAGTATCCCCCGATTTGTCAGTCAGGTGGTGTAGCGCATACCTTAAAATCGACGTGCTTGCACGATTGATTGCAAACTCACAGCGGTTTTGGGGAAAGCGCATTTTGGTTGTCACGGGTGAACGTGGAGAGGAAAGCAAGGCACGTAGTTGCTACGCAGTCCATGAACCTGATAGGGCCGACAATCGCAAGGGCCGTGACAAACGCAAGCGGTTGGTTGATCACCTGCGCCCAATCAGGGATTGGGAAGAATCCAAGGTTTGGGCAATCATTGAACGCTGGGGAATTCGTGCGCACCCTTGTTACTATTTGGGCTGGGGCCGTTGCTCATGCATCCGTTGCATCTTTGGCAATCCCAATCAATTCGCATCAGGGAAGGTCGTAGACCCGTTGGGCTTTGAGCGAGTGGCATGGTATGAGGACATTTTCAATGTTACCATCAAACGCAACGAATCTCTTAGGGTTGTGGCCGCAAAAGGCATCGCCTACAAAGAGGCTCACAATCAAGAATTGATTGCACTTGCAATGAGCGAAAACTACACGCCCGATATTCTAATGGGGGATGGCTGGATTTTGCCAGCGGGTGCCTATGGTGAATTGGTTGGGCCGTCTTGATACACCTATCTTTGAAACAAAATGAAAATCAAAATCACAGCATCCCCCAATGAATCAGAGCGCACGTTCACCGTATCGTTGGATGACCTTGGCTATACTGAAAAGGATTGGTTGAAGTTGTCGTCTGAACAACGGTCAACCATCATTCAGACGCATTTGGATGACATGCACGATCAACCGTATTGGGTGATTGATAAATTTGAACTGATAAAGAAATGAGCGCAATCAAGTACGAGTACGTTGGAAAATTCAGAATCGTGATTACCTCCTGCAATAGGGGTGGATGCACGAACTATATCCAAGAAAAGGTCAACGGTGTATGGCAATACAAACTAGATAATTGTGGCGTTCCCATGATGTCTAATTACCTGTCATACTCGGTGGCATACTGCCAAGGAAAAATCAAATTCGGGCAAGAGGTCGTTCGCGATGATAATTGTACCCCTGTCACACGAAAGCAAATAACCAAAGAGGTAATGCGAATGCTGGGGGTGAATTACTTCGTTGCAACGATGTTGACCCACAAGCACAACAACCGATGGGGACTGCCTACAGGCGCATGGCTCATTGCATACAGAACGAGGCAATCAATGGGCTTGGAGCCAATGCCATCGCCCATTCCCAACGGATTGATACCATCATTAAAGGCGTTGATAAGCCCAAACAAGAAATGAAACACAAGACCACCCACCCAAAAGGAAAACCGCTCAATGATGAACCAAGCGACATGGTTCTGAATTACCGCGACATGGATGTACACAGGAAAGAAGCCAATGCAACGGCGTTGGTAGACAATACCTTTGAAATGAATGAGGCTTGCACTCGTTTGGGATTGTCGCTTTCAAAGTTCACAGAGTTTCACCATCGAATCACAAACGGGAAAGTCACCATCGACTTCTACCCCGTGAGTCGCAAGTATCACAATATCTCCACCCAAAAGCGCGGCACTGTGCATCACAACTTGGAAGGGTTTTTGAAAATTGGGTTTGGGTTATGAATCACTAGAATTTCCATGGGGCATTTCCCGTACTACCACGTTCTTTCAGGCGGCTCTTAATCGGGCCGCTTTTAATTTACGTAAATGCAAAGGGCTGCATTGCTGCAACCCTTGCAAACAAACTCCAACAATAAACCTATCTCGGTATCGTCTTGAGAAACTTAAGAATCCCCTCGACGTGATTGCGGCACTGAGTCGCAGCGGGTTCGTATTCGCGATAGGGCTTGGTCTGTGTCACGAAATCGCCGCTGTACAATTTGCCAACGTGGCCAAGTCCAGGGTAATGCAACACCTCCGAAATCAATTGCCCTCCGATCTTCCATTGGCGACCGTCTGCAATTACGTTGGTCGTGATTCGCGCCTCAAAGTATTGGGGTTGCTCGATTGTTGTTTTCGGGGCTTGCAACTGCTCAATTTCCTGTGGTTGCTCAATGGTGGGCATTGCTGGCAAAGCCTCTGCCTTGCCCTTCCAAATCGCATCTACCTCCTTTGTGAACACCCCGCCCAAACCGCACCACTTCGCTAGACTGGCTACGTTTGGAAGCTGTGTTGCGTCTGGCTTGAATTCGCAATCATTGACTTGCAAACCCAATAGACTTTCGAGTTTTGGGAGCGTATTGAGCAACATCGTCGTGATGCTCGATGGAAGGTTGCATTCAAGCGAACGTTGCATCAACATTCTAGTATTGCCCTGTGATTGCCATTCATCCGACTGCATCAACGTGCATATCAACTCCAACAAATCCAACAAATCCCCCTCCCTCCAATGGGAGAAATCCTCCAATTTTGGTTTGGGGATTTCTGCCTTATTGGTTTGGGGCTGGGCGAAGATGTTTAGCTGGGATGGGTGTTGCATCAGAACAATGTGAGTTGCGACCGTTGCTCAACAGCATTCGTGCAATTGCGTTTTGCCAAATCGAAATAGCTTTCCTTCAATTCAAACCCAACCCCCCTGCGATTCATCTTTAGCGACTGAAACAATTCAGATCCTATTCCAAGGAATGGCGTTCCAACCAATTCGTTTGGATTGCTCCAAAGCGCAACACACCTTTCAATCACCCCTAGCTGAAGTGGGCAGATGTGCTTTTCGTCTTTCTCTTTTTTAGCACCCTGCCAGCCATTCAAAACGTCCGTCCGTTGAATATCCATCCAAGATGCCGCCGCCCACTTTTGAACGATCTCAAAACCATACAAATCCTCAAGCCCTTGCAGTCTTGGTATGTCGGCCCATATTGGACTTGCCCATCGCTGCCATGTATCGAGCGGGAAGTTGTTGGCGTTCTTGTTTTTGATGGGTGTCCATTCGGTTTCGTCGCCCTCCCACTTTCTAAATACGGTAATGTATTCTGGCATTCCAATCCCTGTATAGCTTGAATCGGCTCGGAGCTGCTTGTATAGCAATCGCTGTGTCTTGGTTCGTTGCATTTCCAAGACAGGATCAGTCCAAATGGTAATCTTGGAATGGTATTTGAATCCAGCCTTTTCCATGGCTCTGTGATACTCTCCAGTGAAATCATACATTCCTGAGTAACCGCTCGAATTCTTGTATCTGGCAAGGTCTTTTGTATGCACACAGACTAGCCGCCCATTCTTCATCACCCTGTACAGTTCCTTCAAAAGGAAATCTGTTTGCCTGAAAAATTCATCGTCATCCGCACAATTACCCATGTCTGCCAAGTTGTCGGAATAGGTGAACAGTGTTGAAAACGGTGGAGAGAAAACAGATAAATCCCATGAATTGCTTTCCTCTTTTTGAATGAGGTCTACGCAATCGCCATTGTAAATTCTGTATAGCGAGTTTTCCTCTCCCCTGAATTCCACGCCATCCTTTATCCCAAATGAATTGCCGTTGACGGCTGTTGATATTCCTTCCATCATTGTATTGAATTGATGTTGCTTTTGATGAATTGATTGAATTACGTTGGTCATTGTGTCGGTCGTGACAATGAAGATATTGACCTCCTTGGTTTGACCAAAACGATAGCTTCTACGCACTGCTTGGTAAAGCCCCTCGAAGCTGAAATCAAGCGCTGCAAATACTTGGTTCCTGCAATGTTGGTAGTTCAGTCCAAATTGTGCGATCTTCTTTTTTGTAACCAGCACCCTGAAATCGCCATTCGCAAACCCCAACAACTTCGCCTCTTTCTTATCGGGTTGCTCATCTCCCCTCACTGCCACCGCATCAGGAATCAGCTTGCACAGTGCTGTTTCCTCATCATTCAGGTTACACCAAATTATGAATGGCTCTGTACTTTCATTCACCATCTTGGCACCTGCCTCAATCCTTGGAATCAGTGTTACCCTCAGCTCTCGATTGAATTCAGTGGCATTCACGGCCGTGTCATTGAACATCCGCCATTCACTTTTGACGGGTGTTGAAATCATTGTTTCATGGAAATTCAATGGAGGCAATACATACTCGGTGGCATCAAAACCAATGTCGTTTGGCGATCTCAGCACGCTTGCCCACGTGGAAATCCAAGCATAGAATTCGCGCTCTGCATGACCCTTCAATCGATATGCGCCCATGCCTTCATCACGAACGAACCACCTCATTCGCATGTCGCTTGAGTCCATGACATCAAGGAATTCGGAATGGTTCCCAATTTCATTCAAATCGTTGGGCGCGGGTGTTGCTGTGCAAGCCAATTTGAATCTTGTTCCTTTGAATTTCTCAATGATTAGATTCTTGTACTTGCCTGTGAAATTCTTGAGTATGCTCGATTCATCCAGCACAACCCCTCCGAATTGTGAGCAATCGATATTTGCCAATTGCTCATAGTTGGTGATCCAAATTTGGGGTGAATAGTCGCCATTGAATTTGTCCACCTTGATTCCAAACTTGATGCCCTCTTTGATGGTTTGTCCCGACACTGCCAATGGGCAAAGAATCAAAACAGGCTTGCCAGTGTAAATGCAAACCTGATTCGCCCACTCCAATTGTTGTGGTGTCTTGCCCAATCCACAATCCTCAAGCAATGCGTACTTCCCTGCCTTCAATGCGCGTTGTACGCAGAACTTTTGAAACGGGAATAGCATTGGGTTTAGTTGGTCTTGTTCAATGTCAAAACCACTTGGCGCATACGTGACGCGCTTTTGATCT